GTTTTCCGGGCGTTCCCATTTGCCGGCTTCATCATGGACGAGAAGTGCGAGTTTCTCTCCATCATATGAATTGTCCCCGGTATTTTTCCAGTCGATAGTGGTGTCCAATCCAGCGATTTCCTGGGCTTTATCTTTTGATTCGAATCTTTTACGTGTAAATTTCGAAGCGGGTACTCTGTACGCAAGTTCTGTCTTGGGGCGATCCATACCGTCCTGAATGGGTCTGAAAAAGAATGGATAATTGATCGATATTGGTACCACTTTATCTGTGAACATTTTCTTTGCATCGGCTCCAGATTTGGACAGTATTCCGTACCGTGCATCGGAAGATATGGTAGCCAAGTTAACTGTTTCTGAGGATGCCATAAACGAAAAACCTGAACGTCTATTCTTGAGATAGCACATTCCATAACACCGTCTATCTGCTTTACACGCTTCCCAATGAATAAAGAATAATCTATTGGCTTCTCGAAAGTCTGGTCTCCCAACATCAATCTTGGTCCACTGCAAGTACATATAGTGAGTGCCAGTAATATAAGTGGGAACCCCTTTGCTCTTGAACCAATGCCCTTCATCACGTTTAGTAAATTCTTTATCAATATATGCATGCCATTTTTGTTTAAATTCATCAGGATAATCTTTCCAATCAAATATACTCTTGATTGTTTTAAGCTCCTTAGGATACTCATGCGGAGTCCACTGATCATTTTGAGTATCAACGTTGCTTGATTTTGGCAGTGCTATTTTTAAATTCTGTATGCTATACACTTCTCCTATTTGGCCCGTCTTGGATATAACAATAACGTCATGTTCCTCATTGTACCCGTACTCCCATTTCTTAGATTTATTCAATCTTTTAATAGTAGTAGCTTTAATAGGTTCTATAATCTTATATAAGCTTTGTTCGTACATTATTTAGATCTTCTTTCTGCAAAACCTTTAAAAGTATTATCTATTTCTTCTTTAGGTTTATTTTCAAGTATATCTTTTTCTTCTTCAATTCTAGTTAGTATCTCAAATGCATCGAATATTGCGAGCTTTTTAGTGGCTGCAGCGTTCTTGAGTCTATCGGCTGAGATGTCATCATCAGTTTCAACAATAGGTTCTTTAGCAACTTTAATAAGTTCTTTGACTGCTTCATGTCCAGCTTGGATTATATTCTTTTTCGTTTCCTTGACGTTCATATTTAATAGATATTGAATTAGTTAATACCCTATACATTCTTTCACCGTCTACAATAAATTCGTATTCGCTGCTAGGTGTAAACCCAACTAAATCTTCTTTCTCTATTAAACTGCTAATGTCCTTGTCAACATGCTTTATAATGCCCCTCAGGGCTTGTTCTTTCTCGTTATTTAATATATCAGTAGATTTGATTGGCTTAACAAAACAAAAGCCTTTAGGCGCTTCCCATTTGTTATCTCTTTTGTATAAGTATATTTGATCTGCTCTTACAAAATACAAGTCATCTTTATAATGACTTCGGCTGTTTTTTTCAATACCGTGTTGATTGTACCATCTTCTAAATACATTGTGATGCAAAATAACTTCATCACCAATCTGTATTTCGGTTTCTTCAGACTTCGGTATTTCTAAAACAATTCCAGTACGGCTAACATATCGATGATCAGAGATTTCAGTATTGACTAAAAGCTCTTGACCATCTATATATTTTTTGTTATCGTATCTTTCGTTTTTTGGTTTTATAATAAAATCAAATAAACTTTGCATTAATATTCTAAATTGTACTCCACAGCTATTGCCATGTTTTTATTAAAATCTTTCCACGGTAATACTTCGTTCTTCTTTTTAATAAAAATAGAAAACTTATCATCACCTTCTACTATATCACATATTGTATGGCCACCGTATACTTCTTGGCCTACAGCATAATGCATAGCGTCGTTCTTATAGTCTCTACCTATACTAATTTTTCTTACCAAAGACATTACTATGCTTTCTTTAATACTTCTGGACCTACGATTTCTTCCCCACCTTCTTCCTCAATAGGCTCATAGTTTCCAGTTTGAATATCAATTTTAATTTTTCCGTACTTTTCTTCTAGCTTAGCTTGCAACTTGTTCAAGTCTTGTTGAACTTCTGCTGCAGCGTGGTTAAGCTGGTGTTTTTGTAATTCTAGGTTTCCAATTTGAGAAGCTGCTTGATTAAGCTTACCTACAAATCCTTGTAGTTCTTCTAATTGTTCTTGGCTAATTTTGTTTTCTTGGTTTTCCATAATTTTAATCTAATTTTAATTTAACTTAATTTAATTTAATTTACGCCCACGGCATTTCCGAGACGGCTTCGTTTGTTGGTATTTTTTGTTCGCTAATATTTTTGGTTATAACTTCTTGCATGTGATCAACTGGGTGATTAGCTTGAGCCCAGGAAATAACATCGGCTTCTGTAACGCTAGCCAAAGCGGTAAAGTTTTCAGAGTCTGGTGCGCCAATAGGGCACGCTCCTGAAAATTCTGCAGTGTAAGGATTTCCTTCGGAATCATTTTCACTATCTGTTCCTACGTATTTAAAATTTACGTGTGTAATCACATCCGACAAACCGTCGAGACTGGGTGCTTTTTTCATAGCCGTGATTGCCCATGTGTAAGTAATTGCCATAATTAATTTTTTAATTGTTTGTGTTATAATTTATTATCACTTGTTTTACTGATTTTCTAATTTAAGTGAATATACTAATTATTTTCTAATTCTTGTACTCTTGCTTCTAATTCTTTTATTGCAGCCACTAGTAGTGGCACTAGCTTAGCTTGATCTATACCTTGATAAATAGGATTTCCATCATTATCAACTTCATCCTTTTCTCCAACAATTGCTTCAGGAACTATATCTTGTACTTCGTGAGCTATAAACCCATCCACTGTTTTATTAGGTTCTCCTATAAAATTAAACCTACTTGGGTTTAATTGATTAAGCCTATATATAGAATTACTTATTGGAATAACATTTTCCTTCAATCTATAGTCAGAAGATGTTGTATATGCTGTAGAATTTCCTGTAGTACTAATTTTTCCAGCAGAACTATTACCTGAGTTTTCAAAATTAATTTGAGTTGTTTGAGCAGTACTACTTGAATAACAAGCTAGTTGAGTTGACAAATTGTTACCTTCTATTCTAACACCATAACTATATGAGCCCGATATTGCTTTTATACAACCTAAGCCATTGTTTCCACCTTGTATTTTTAAAATATCACCAGCAGCTGCCATATCTGGAGCTACGTTAAGACCTAGACGAAGAAGTCTACTGCCACTATCGCCATGTACATAATAACCAGTATTATTTCTATCATAGAATATTGGTGCTCTATAAGAAGCGCCTGCATATCCAACACTACCAGTGTAAACATCATTAGTATCTAGTTGAACATACCAGGGCCAAACGCCATTTATTTGTGCGTAGCTAGTAGAATCGACTGGTGCACCAAGAACATAAAATCTATTTGAATTATTATGTAATACTACCGATCTATGATCTGTATCCCTTAAAGCAATTTGCGGAGAAGAGTGTCTTAAAACTATTTCACTGCTATCGAAATAGCTATTTGTATCATTTGAATCATAAAATATTGGTGCTCTAAAACTTGCTGCAGCTGTTGCAACACCCGAATCATCAGCTGAAAATTCTACAGTAGTCCAATTATAATCTACAACTTCAAACCTCCTGCCCGTGCCTGTACCTAATTGAACTGTTAGTATACCTGCAGCCCTGTCAGATGCTCTCCCAATCCATGCTTCACCCGTGTTTGCCTGTGAGCCACTAAATGTACCAACTTGTATTCTACCTTGTAAATTTGCGGAAACTCCATTAGAGCCATTACTAGGATCAACATAAAAAGCAGTATTATCTGAATCATAAAATATTGGCGCTCTCCAGCTATTATTAGCGGTTCCAATTCCGCCATTTTGACCATCTAAAAATATTCTTGAATTACCATCAGCAGCAACATACATTCCCCATCCATTAGTTCCAGTACAAAAACTAGCATCACCTCTAGTGTAACCAATACCATACATATTACTTAAAGATGCTTCGCCTGGTAAATAACTAGAACCAATAGCAAATATTGGATTTGTTTTTGCATGACTTGCGCCGATATTATTATATCCGCCAACTAATAATCCCTCTCCATGATCTTTCCTTCCTAAATACTTTAAAACACTTGTAGCATTTGGATCAGCATAATAACTAGTAGCATTTGAATCATAAAAAGTATTTGCGTATAAAGATCCCGCGTTTGGATTAACACCATATACTGGTATTAAATAACCCGTTCCCCAAGATGATGAATCATAATTTTGTTTAACAACCCATAAACTTGTATTGTCATATTTACTAGATACAAGAGCTGTTGATCTTTTTACATCACCACCATTATAAGATGACATCCATAATACGTCATTCCATGATCCGCCAAACCCTAAGTTACTAGAACCTAACATTGCAAGTTTTAATTTACCAGCACCAAATGTGCCTGAGTTTGGCTTTTCTGTACCACCTCCAGAATAATGTCCTCCTAAGTACGATCCAGCTGCATTTCCGGTCGACGTATATGTTTGGGCAGCATGGTATCCATCTACTAAATCTGCATCTAGTCCACTTGTTGAACCATCATTATTTGAGTGCCATATTTTTCCAACTCCAACTGTTGTTAATGTGCTAGGTAAACTTGTAATTTGTGATGCTCCCCAACCAACTGTCATATCTTGATTATTAGAATAAAACTGAGGGTGAGCTAATAATTCAACAGTTACATGCCCATAGCTCCAAGTGGTATTTGTATCACCAATAACAATACAGTGTGTTGAACCATCGTGCCCTAGTCTCACTGTTAAAGGATCACTACCTTCACTAGTTACTCCAGTATTATACCAGTAAGAAGCGGTCGACCAATTATGTCCGGATATAGTGTATATTACGTGTGCTCTTGAATTATATTCATATGTTGATACTCTAATGATAGGCATAGAATGATTAGACGTACTACCAGGTAGTGTAATTTTAATAGCACCTGTTGAAGCACCACTGGATGCCCATTGAGCACAGTTTATCGCCACGTGGTTACCTGCAGAAATAACCCCGGTAGGAGCTTCAACATTACCACTTGTGTCGACAGTAAACCTTCTAGTTGTACCAGTAGATATTTGTAGATTACCAGCTGCATTAGTCATTGCGTCAGGGCATTCTTGTATATACCAATTATTACCGCCACTCCATGATATACCCTCATTAACACCAGCATCATTTATTGTTATATGATTTACACCTGAGATACTGTTATTCTGCAAAGCAAGAGTTCCTCCCATAGTTAGTGTACCATTAAAAGTATCACTAGTATCGCTTCTTAAGTAAGATGAACCTTGTACACCATCAAGTAAATCAGCATCTAATCCTGAACCTGAGCCGTCGTTATTATCATGCCATATTTTATAGCTATCTGTTCCCGCCGCTTCTTGCCAGTAAGGTTGATTATCAGAAGAAATTGCTAAAAGCGTTCCTATCATTCCAGTGTTATTCTTAAACACAATAGAAGCTGCGTTGGTAGCATGGTTTCTATGTATCACTAACCCTTTTTCAAAAGTATTATGATTTATTGTTAAACCTATATTTGTGCCACTTGTAATTGTACCACCGGCAAGCGGTAAATGTCCAACTTGAGAATACGTATAAGCGGTATCCCAATTGCTATCTTTTCTTGTTCCTGCGCCAGTTCCTGAAGCGGGTTTAGAATAAATTCCTTCATTGTACATTAACTTACCATCAGCAAGAATTGTTGTTGTGCTTTCTGTTCCTCCTATAATGAAAGCCTCACCACTTCCATAAGAAGCAGTATTATTATGTGTGTATTCAATATGTCCAATTTGGTCATCAGGAACATCAGAACTAAATGTAAGACGAGGTTTAGTTGAGTTTGTTGTCGATCTTAAATTAAGTGCATCACCATTTTGTTCTATTGTTACAGCTCCAGAAAACGTTCCACCATTTGCTTTTGACACAAAATCTGTAGGCAATATTTGATCACCTGTATTTGTACCTGAAGATGAACCTGAAAAGTTTGATGCTCCGACCGTACCTCTTATTGTTACATTTCCATTATTAAGTAGAGTAATACCTGCTTGTGGTCCAGTTGCATAACTATTAGTTGTAGCAAACATCATATGTGTTCCCTGACTATTATTGTTATGAACATATATACCAGCTTGCGCTTCACTAGCTGTACTGCCTTGAAAAGTAATAGCAGCTTGCTTACCGTTATTATTAGCTCCAGCTCCATTAGCAAAATGTATTCCACCAATAATTGTTTTAGCGTGGCTAAATGTGCTGTTAGCTAAACCAGTGGCCGTATTTTTAGTTAATGTTATAATTCCAGAAGCTGTGTCATCTGCATCACTTCTTATATATTTAGCATCTGTTTGTGTTGTAATATCAAATGATGTTAAATAACCAACTGCTCCGTGATTGCCCCATCCGTATGCCGTATTCCAGTTTGAATCATTGTATCCTGATGCTGTAATTGTTCCTGTGAACGTCGCATTACCTGCAAAAGATGCATTAGAATTAGCATGTAACTGTAGAGTTGTTGTCATTGTGCCGCCCTCTCCTGACCAGCTATTGCCATATCCAAATTCTAAAGAAGCGTTAGCTGATCTAATCATTGCAGGCTTATTAGCACCAGCTGAATCTTGATTACCTATTAATATGTGTTGTGCAGTTCCAGTTTCAGTAATTCTTATAGCACCAGCAAATTGTCCAATTCCACTAAAAGTAGCAGATGTTCCAGACAATGCTCCAGTTAAAGTTCCACCAGCAAGTGGTAATTTAGTAGCAATACTATTTGTAACTGTTGTACTAAAGTTTGCATCGTCTCCTAAAGCTGCTGCTAATTCATTTAATGTATTTAAAGTTCCAGGTGCTGAGTCAACTATTAAAGCAACTCTAGCATCAGCCCTAGCGTCTGTATAATATAAGTTCGTTGAACCTTCTGATAATGAATCTGTATCCGCAGCGGTTATCCTTGCATCAGCTCTTGCGTCAGTATAATAAAGATTTGTACCTTCACTTAAATCGCTCGTGCTTGCGGCAGCTATTCTAGCATCAGCTCTTGCATTAGTGTAATATAAGTTAGTTCCTTCACTTAAATCACTTGTTGATTTGGCTGTAAAAGCAGTATTAAACCTTGCTTGTGTGTAATATAAATTAGTTCCTTCGGATAAGTCCGAAGTTGATTTGCTACTTAAATCTAAATTGCTACCAACTTGTAATGCAATTCTAGCGTCAGCCCTTGCATTAGTATAATATAGATTAGTACCCTCAGATAAATTAGACGTGCTTAAACTTCCAACTCTTGAGTCTACTCTGGCGTTAGTAAAGAACAGTTTATCACCTTCAGCTATGTGAGTTGTAGTTATACCGTGACTTGAATGTAAGTGCCCCTGGGTTATTGAACCCGCTTTTATAAAATCACCTGTTACTTTAGTTAATGCCATAATTTAATTTTTATTCTGCTGGTGGGAAAGGACTTGAAAATGTTATGTTTACTGGAGCTTTTAGTAATGCAATTTGTGCATCTAAACCAGCTTTCATAGCTTCTACATCTAATCCAGCTTCTAACCAAGCTATTACATTTGCTTCAGTTATGTCTGCATATTCAGTAAAATTATCTGCGTCATATACAACGCTATGTGTACCTATAGATGAAGCCGCTTTTGTTGCGTCATCATTGTCTACTGCGGAATATCCCCAGTGAATTGTGTTGATAACATTATCATTGCTATCGTGGGAAATTTTTGCGTCTAACGCGTTAATTGTCCATTTGTAAGTGTTTGCCATTTTAATTATTTATTTGTAATTTTAATGTTTCTATTTCTGCTTTTAGTTCTTGTATTGCACCTACTAATAATGGTACTAATTTTGATTGGTCAATACCTTGATAATCTGGATTACCTTCTTCATCTACTGCATCTTTTTCCCCTGTAATTGCTTCTGGTACTATTTCTTGTACTTCGTGAGCTAAGAATCCATCTACTGTTTTATCTGCATCTCCTATAAAGTTGAATCTACTAGGTTTTAATTGGCTTACTCTATCTAAAGCATCAGTCATTTCTACCACATTTTCTTTTAATCTATAATCAGAAGATGTTCCATAGGTTGTTGTAAAACCTGATATCATTATATTTCCTATATTTCCATTTGGATTATAAAATCTTTGTAAACTTCTTGTAGCAGTTGTATTTGATTCCATATAGATTTGAGAATAGCCAGGTTGTGGACTAAGTTGAAAGCCATAACCAACAGTAAAACCACTACCTAAATTATTAGATTGTATATTCCCCCCAGATGATATACGCAATCTTTCTGCAACAGTTTCATTTGAAATTGTACTAAATGATAAATAGCCATCAACTGTACTTTCAGTTCCTGTCCATTGTTGTTCTGCTCCAAATGTTATTGCTTTTACTTGTCTTACAAAATCTCCACCACTTCTATTTAATCCAAAAGCTAAACTTACTGATTCAGCACCTGTGTTTGCTTGTGAGTTTGTAAAGTAACCACCTACAATATTTCCTGCACTATTTTTATTTGTTTGTAAAATTTCAGAAGGCGAATTAGTTCCTATTCCAAAATTACTATTATAAAATGTTCCTAAAAAACCGCCTGTATCATAAAAGCTAATTGCATTTGCTGCTCCGCTAGTTCCGCCTTTTATTTGCAAAGTATCAGTGCCAGCTCCAAAACCTATCATATCAATAACGACACTACCCGTATTTCTTTTACCTTGTAAAAATTTACCATTAGTTGCTATTAAAACATCCCCTCCAGATGTTATACGCATTCTTTCTGATCCACCTCCTGTTCCAGTTAAAAATCTCATACCAAGTTGACCTCGTAAGAAAGAACCATCAATAATAGAATCATAACCTACAGCGTGGGTATTATCCCCTGCGCCATTAAATCTTAATGAAGCTGATGCATTAATTCCTACGTTTCCTGAACTGTCTATTTTCATAACATTTGAAGCATCAGTAGCAAACTCCATATAATTATCTTGATGATTATATTTTATTTGCCCTCTATATCTATCACTACCTGAAGTTCCATCTGCAAACATTAAATAATTAGCATCAGTTGTAGAATTAGAAGCTATTGTAATACCATTTTCTGAACTACTACATTTGACAACTAATTGGTCGGCATAATAACTAGAAGGTGAAGTCGTTCCGATCCCGACGTTGCCATTTTGATCTACTCTAAATACCGTTGAGCCACCATTAGGTTGTATATTAAAACCATGCGTACCACTTGTTGTTAATTCTACATTACCTGAAGAATCTTTAAGCATTATACCACCTGTACCATCCGTGCTTTGAAATTGAGCTACAATATTTGTAGTACCTGCGTTAACGTGAAGTTTATTAGCGGGTGTTGCACCTATACCAACTGAACCATCACCATGGATTCTCATTCTTTCTACATTAGCAGCTTTATCAATAAATTCTAAAGCACCACTACTAGTTGAAGCAATCCTATAGTTTTTACCACTACTACTTGTATTAGATAAATCTAATTCTGTAGCTGATCCTGTTAATGTTAAAGTGTTAGCTGATTGGGTATTCCCACCTATAGAAACCCTGCCTATACCGTTAATAGTAAATGCCCTTCCTGAATTCACATCTACTGCCATAGCCCCAGCGGTAGTCATATTTGAAGTATGTGATGAGCTATTAACCATCAACGCGTAATTATCATTACTCATTGAAGTTGCAGTATTTACAAATTTAGCAACATAATTTGTGTCGTGTGAAACAACTAATTGCCCTGTAATATCAGTATCTCCAGCTACATCAAGTAAGTTTCCAGGTGAAGTCGTTCCGATTCCAAAATTACCATTTTCCAAAATGGTAGCAGCATAAGAGCCACCTGATTGTAATCTCGTGGTAGTTCCAGATTCTCCACCAAAAAGCATAAATCCTGCATTAAATCCAGAAAATCCTTTTGTTGCGCCTTGAGCATTATATTGAATTAAAGTGTAATTAGTGTCTGAGTTGTCTAGCTCTAAGGTAGTGTTAGTACCAGACGTTTTAACTTCTAACTTAGATCCAGGCGAAGTCGTTCCAATTCCGACGTTTCCGCCAGCTTTCATAACCATTTTAACACTATCTGATCCAGCAGTAAAATAAACATCACCCGGAGCACCGTTGGCTACTATTCTGCTACCAATTCTTAACCCTTGATTTTCCCATTGCATAAATTGAGAAGTACCATATTTACTTTTTATGTTTAAAGCGGAGTTAGCAGCAGAGCCTGTGCCTGTGCTGGTGTTTTCTACTAATGCTAAACCATAAGCATCATCAATTCTAGTAGTATGTGAAACATGAAGTTTAGTTGAAGGCGAAGCCGTGCCGATTCCTACGTATCCATCTTCTTGAACTCTAAACAAAGTATTTGCACCGCCGTTATTTCTTACGACAAAAGCCCTTGTAGTTGAATTATTGTCATTATCAATATCAATTCTTACACTACCATTACTTATAATACTTTTATTATCCCCAATTGTTACATTTTCTGCAAAACTTGCATTACCAGTAAAACTAGGCGAGGCTAACGGCGCTTTTAGCCCGATGCTTGTAGCTGTTGTTGTCGCAAAGTTGGGATCATCACCCAATGCTGCAGCAAGTTCGTTTAGTGTATCTAATGTTGCTGGTGAGCTATCAACTAACCCGGCAACCTCTGTATCTACATAACTTACCGTAGCTAAATTAGATATTGTAACACCTTTTACACCAGCTAGATCTGTTAATTCAGAATCCATTAAAGCGCCAGCAGCAGTAACGTTTGCTGTATCTGTTACATCAGCAGAGGTTTCAATACCGTCTAGCTTTGTTTTTAAAGCATTTGTAAAATTGTTTTGAGTTAAACCGCCATCACCAACTGTATAGGTTGTATTAATGTAGTTGCCAGAATGTATTTCAGTTGATCCTTGATCCGCTGTCCAATCTATAATCTGATTACCACTTGGAATCGTAGGTTTGTTTTGAATGAAAGAATCACCTGATGTGGCTGTCCAATCGGACTGCACATTTTGTTCTGCGTTTGCAGGAGCGTGAGCAGCTTGAGAATGTGTGTAAGCTGTATTCCAGTTTGAAGAGTTGTTTGTAGTTATGCTATACACACCTGATCCATTGGTTGTCATTAAACCAGCAGAACCGAAGTCTGTATCATATAAAATATCATCAGCAGCTGAAACGCTACTGAAAGATATAACTTCTATGTCGCTTGTGTTTGGTGGAGCGGTGCTAAAGGTAAGAGTTGTACCACTTAAAGAATAGTTATCCTTATGTTGGTATACACCGTCTATATATACTTGTGTTTTATTTTCGTTGTCTATACTATTGGCTAAAGTAAAAGCCGTTGCACTTCCATTGCCAGTGAACCCGTCTTGGTATACTACACTCGCGGCTGAATTTGCATCAATCCAGTTAATACCAGAACCAGTAGACGATAACACTTGTCCACTACCTCCTATATCTCCACTGGAATCGTATACTCCTCCGGCTATGTTAATATCGGTTAAAAACTTTTTAGCCATGAATTTTATTTAAATTATCCAATCTTTGTAACTAGTACTCTTATATCATTTGCTGTTGGCGCGGATGAAAAATCTATCGTAACAACTGAAGTCGAAGTTCTAACCACGTCTGCAAAGACCGTATCTAGTGAGCTTGCATCATATAATTGCACTATTACATCTTGAGAACCTAAATTATGTGTTACAGTGTAAGAAGTAGCAGATCCGTCACCTATAGACGTAGCATAAAACCTATCAGTAATATCGCTTGTCATTGCTACCGTACCTGTTTTGTCTGGTAACGTATATGTAACATCTGCGGTTAATGCACCAGCTAGTAAAGTACCTTCGTGAGCATCTGCAACAGTACCTTCAAATATAATACCATTTGATGTACTTACTGTTTCTACATTGTTAGTTGTTGTTGTTCCTGTAACTTGTAAATCTCCAAGTACCGTTAAATCGTTTCCAATTGTAACATCGTCTGGAAGACCTATTGTTAATGAAACATCTGTACCAGATTTAGTTACTGCTGTTACTATTTCGCTTGTTGTACCTATTATTTTAAGATCATCATCTGCTAAAGATACGTCTTGAGTTGTTGAATCACCATCTATTGTAAGAGTAGTTGTTATGCTTGCTGAACCAGCAGCAGTTAATCTACCTTGAGCATCTACTGTAAAAGTTGGTATAGAAGTTGCTGAACCATATGAACCAGCGGTTACTGCTGTGTTAGCTAAATCAATTGTTTGAGTATGTTGACCTGAGGTTGTACTAACTGTTCCGGATAAACCAGTTCCAGCTGTTATGTCAACGCCTGTTATATCACCACCTACATTTGTCCACGCTGAGCCGTCATATACCTTTAATTGGTTATCTGTTGTGTTGAATATTATCCAACCTGCGGTTTGACCCGATGAAGGATCTGTAGCAAGCTTCTGAACTACTGCATTCTGTAATTCGTTTTTGTTTAAATTAATGTCTGTTAAATATGAAAGTGCCATAGTTTATTAGTTTGCGTATACTTTTCCTTGAAAAGAAGCTTTGAAAGTTATTTTGAATGAGTTTAAATCTATATGTTGAATATCACCTACAACTTGTGATCCGCCTGAATCTACGGTTGTAACTGAAGGAAATTTATTTAAATTATGATTTATTGTAGTTTCTACTCCTGAAGAAAAATTTATATTATTAGATACAAAGTTTTTATCAGTTTGCCCTTTTGGTGAATACGATAAAGCATAATATTTACCTTCTATTAAAGAGCCATTGCCTTCTCTAAAAGACAAGAAAAAATCCGATTGATTTGCTGTATTTGAAGATACAGTTGCAGAATATTGTGCAAAAGTATTAGGATCATCTGTTTGTGTTAATAAAACAAATAACCCATTAAAGTAATTTAAATAAGTAGATATATTTTCTTGATTACTATTAAAATGCGAAAATCTTAATTTAGTTATAGAGCTAAATACTGGGCCACCAGTTACTATATTAAATTCTCCAAAACCCAATGAGCCTCCAGAGTATTTATAAACAACTTGCCCGTTTACATTTATTAAACTAGACGTGTTTAAAAACTTTGCTATGTTTTCCATATTAAAGTTTTTAGTACCAAAGTTAGCATCTGTTCCAATTAACTTATCTGTTTTTGAAACGTCTGTGTCTATATCATAAGTACTAAGTCTAGCCATTAAATTTTATTTTTTAAATAAGCTTGTTGCTTTTTCAGTTGTTCGACCACCAAAATAAGCTAATACAACCGACATCATCACTTTTTCAAACGTATCGTTCCATGTTTCTCCTATATGAAACGGAATAGAATCTACGCTGTCAAGCAAACCAGCAATAGAAAATATAACAATACACCACACTAAAACTAGTGGGCGTACATTTTTCGAAAGCCAAGAATCTGACATGGAATCTGCTTGCCACCTTGAGGTGATTGCTTCCATTTCTTTATTTTGTTGTTCAAATATAAGTTGTTGTAATTTTATTTTATCTTCACCACTTACATCAGATTTACCAATAGCAGCAATAGCCTCCGCAGGAGAAGTTACCCCACTTATTATATTACCCAATGTTGGGCTAGCAAGTGATGCTGCACCAAACAAAAGTTTACCTACTGTAGTTTCTGCAAATTTCTTTTTTGGTTTACTCATCTTTTTTTCATTTTATATGGGACAATCTTATTCAATGCATCCTGTCTAGCTTCACAACCGCAAGGTATGTTTAAACCAGATGATACTCTATCTACTACTCTTTTTATTCCTGTAGCTTTAGTGAACTTTGCAATTGAATCGCCTAATCCTCTACTTTCCATTTAACAGTTCCATTTTCTTCTAGCGGCTCTACCCCTTTCACTTGTCCATCCTTTTGATCTTGCACAAAATGACTTACGTCTTTTGGCTGCCTTACTACCTTTCTTTAATTTAGAAGGTGGAGTTGTTACAGCTGTTTTGAGCTTACTACCTGGATTATCTCTTCTGTATTTGGCCACACCTTTTTTAGTCATTCCACCTCCAGCTTTCTTTCCAGTTCCGCCTTTTTTGTTTACTTTTTTATAGTAACCTAAAGATTTTTTTCTTGATGGTGCTTTTTTACTAGGCATAACTATTTTTTCTTTTTCTTTTTAGCTGCTGCTTTTTTTGCTGCTGCTTTACCTTTTGCTGTGTAAGCAAATTTTTTGTTTCCTACTTTTGGCATAATTATCTGTTTTTATCTTTGATCATATCGTCAATAGCTTTATTATAAACTTTGTCCGTATACGATCTGTTATTGAAAAATTTACTTCTTGATCCTGTAGGCAAATCTTCTTCTGCAAGCATTATACGATACACTCGTTTAATCAATTGCTTACATTTAAAACTTGTCTTATATATTGTGTATTTTTGTAGCTTACCTTTTCGTGCTCTCCAAACATCGATCCAACCGTCTCTTCTTAGTCTTTCCCATCTGTCTTTATCCCAACTGTAGGTATACGCACCATCAATAAATTCATTACGCGTAAATCGATCTTTGCAATCTAAATAGATTAGCAATTCAAGATCAGCATCCTTTATATTATAAGTTTTACAGGCCCATTTACGAATGAGCCTGTAATAT